AAAAACGTGGACAAAAACGTGGACAAAATTTAGCCAATTTTAGGCCTCAAAATCCTCTTCATTTTGCTCCATTCGGGCGATTTCTTCCATTTTTACACCTACATAAGTGTTCGATTCCTTCAAATATGAGTCGATTGTAGGGTCAACTTCGTTGTCATCTAACCCAAATAAGCCAAATCCATACTCTCCATCGAAGTCATGTTTGTTCAAAGCGATACAAATAAGGCTAATTTCCTCATGGTCATCCATGTTAATCAGTCTAATTTTACCGTCATCATGTACTTCTGAGAAGCAATTGAAGAGAATATCTTGCATTACATCGTCTACGCTAATATCCAAATCAGCCGCAAGTAACTCTGAATAATGGATAATTAACTCCGCCATACTTACGTGTTCAGGCTTAGTCCACTCGCATTCGCCCCCGAAGAAGTCCACACGATACTCACGAAGTGTCTCATGTAAGTTCGCATCATGATAATCTGCCTTCTCATCTACGATAAACGCATAGTCAAATAACCGCCAAATAACACGTCGTGCATACGTCTCAACATTACGCATACGATGCTCTTTATAAAGATGCAAAGCATCCTCTGAATTCTTATCTACTCTCATGGGTAACTTCGCATCCTCCTCTCCCATCTCATTTAACTCTGCTTCAACCTGGTCTTCCTCCGCAAGTTCCTCTGGACTTTTCTGCGTTAAAGCCTCGTTGATACGTGAGATGCTAGCCCCTTTGTAGTTCTTATGATACGCCTTTGGTTCATGCTCAGGTCCGTGTGGGTCCTTTAGAATAACCGGCGAATCAGGGTCTTCACTAAGTTCTAAATCTTCTTTGAAGTTAACTGGTGTGAAATCCTCAGTTACTTCTGGTTCTTTTTCAAGTTCGGTCTTTACCGTTTTATAAGCATCGTATAACATCATACAACCTTTAACGGCAAAGCCAACCGCAGTACCTGCTAAGGCACCACGGAGGATTGCTTTACCTATCAAACTCATAAATATACACTCCTTAATTATTATGCGTATAACCCACCTGGTAATTTAACTTTGTCGTAAATTGGTTTTGGTGCTGGCCAAGAAATATATCTAGATTGGTAAACTCCTTCTGGGTCTTCAACGTCTACGATATGTTCATATAAATCAAATCCGTCAGTCATTGTCCAACCCATTGAGTTACCATCTTTAACTCTAGGAGCTCTAAACGCGTCACGCACTTGGTTTAAAAGAAGTGTACCGTCACGCCCTAAAATATCATCACATGTTCGTCTTGCGTCAGCCACAAGTGACCCATTGTACGACGCATCATCACGGGCGAATTCTTCAGACTCTTCAAGCCAGAACCCATGTAAGTTAAACTTGTCTACTTTTTGTACAGTTTCAAGCTCTTGAACAACACGCTCTTGTGTAGTAGTGTAATACGCACGTTCTTTCTCTTCACCAACATCCTCACGTACGACTTCACGATATTTGTCATACTCAAGTTTAAGTAGAGAATATGCACTAGCTAACACTTTGAAACGACGGCTAGAAATACCCCAAGATAAGGCGAAGCATCCTAATGAAGCTAAACCTAAAGCTACTACTGGTGCTACGATTTTAATAGAACCTACAACATACGCTACTTTGTTTTGTTTTAAATCTGCATCTACTTCTGCTGGGTTGTGTCCTTCTTGATGTGTAAGGATAGTCTGTTCAGTTTCTGTGTACTTCGCTGACAACTCATCCATTTGACGTGTTGCTTTAACAGTTAAGGCGATAGTACCTACAGTACCTGCGGCTCCAGCTACAGCTAAATATGTGTGTCCATGCTTAGCAAAGTGCGTTCCAATCTTACTTCCAATTTGTACAATTTTTTCAAACATTATAATATACCTCCGTATTGTTTTTAACTGCTGCGTGATACTTATCAATATCCGCAATTTCTTCCGCTAATAAGAAGCGGTTATGTGTGATGTCCCAGACGCCACCACGGTCGAATACAAGCCGTATAAGCTCTCCTGAGCTACGGTCGATGTAATCTACACGGTGGTCCCAAAACGCTCTTAAATCGTCTGTAAACGCGTAAATATAGTCAATTAGACCCATACGGATATGGACCTCCGAATTGTCGACGATTTCGAAGTGTCCTTCCGTACGTTTAATCTTAAATTTACCCATAAGTAACTCCTATCTACGCACTCTTTTTGTTGGTGGGAACTCGATTACCCAGCCTTGGTCAACCCTAACTGGTCTAGCTCCACCCAAACTTGTCCAACCGTATGAGTCATCATAAGACCCTGTTGGGATACCAATCATTGAATAATAATCGGCAATTGTTGCTGCACCACGTTCAGACGTTGCGATAATATCTCTTAACTCATCGATGATATCATAAGCGTCTTGTTCCTCAATGATTGCATAATCTTTAGGACGACGACCTGTGCCTGATGCGACAGATACGTTGGAATATCTAGAGCCGCTGCGTTCACTACGGTAACTTCTACCATAGTCGTAAAATCCACCAGAGCGTTGGCGTTCACTAGGAGTACCTCCGTCTCGGTAGAATACACTATTTACTGCTCCATGCAAAGCATCGGCAGCTAAGTTCTTAAGACCGGGAAGTATGATACTCTTCATCGCACTTCCCATAGTGTCTTTCAATCCGCCAGGTCCAATCACACGATATACCATGCGCTCCAATAGCGGTTTTTTAACAGGTTGTTGTTCGACTAACTCAACCACGATTTTTTCTTTTTCAGTCATACTATGACCTCCTTATTTCTTATTGATAATGATATTAATATTATCTACTATAGGTCCTGCATATTTTGCGACCTTTTTACTACACCCCACTGCTAGAAATGCCACTACGTTCTCAAAATCGACGTATATCGCATCTTCGCCCATGAAGTTAACATATACCCCAGTCGCACCAATAGAGCCTAATTTGAGCCCGTATGACTGTTTTATGAAGTACTGTAAATTCTTTAACACTTTCATTCTATCCATATAACACACCTTATTCTATAACTTTTTCTGCCAAATCTGGGAATGTCGGTATAGCAATAATCTCCTTATCAAGAGCTCTATACTCACCCCAGAAAGAATTGTCTTTAATATCCCACATTTTAGTTTTTGTAATTAATCGTGATAGTGGGTATTTAAAAGTCGCAACTTCTTTATTGGTTTTATTGTAACGAATTCTTTCAACCACCATAAGTCTTGAGTTGTGTTTTTGTAACATTAGTATTCTATGAACGTCGTCTTTGTCATCACCGGTTCTTTTGAACAATAAGTAATTAGGTATCAAAAGTCCAGGTAATATTGTAACGTCATCTCCAAAGTAGAATATGCTTCTGTCATTTAATCTAATAAATAATCTTTTTGTAAACTCAGTTTTATTAACTCCAACAATATATAACTCTGTATCTAATTCATTCATTTTATTCATCCTCTTCTAAAAAATCTAAATACTTTTTCGCTTTCTTCAAATCTTCATCACCGTTCTTGTGTCCTTCACGGATTGTGTATTTTAACACATTACCCTTGCAGAAACCACGGAACTCATCTTCAGTTAACGCCCCACGAATAACATCAATCGCTTCGATATCTAACCCACGTAGCTTGTAGTGGTTTGGCGAGTCCACGTTGTCGCTAACTAGTTTTTCATTTAAGTGCGCCTTTAGTACATCATGGTTCAACTTTGCTTTCATTTCATCTACATATATTTGCCATGAGTATCTTTCCGCGTCACGCAGCTCATCTAATACTGGTTGTACCATTTCACGAAGTGTTTGGGGTTTGTTATCCGTAGATTCTCTAGTGACTGCGTCCTCAAACCCATGTTCCTTACGAATTTCGTTTAAGGTTTTCTTTTTATCATCTTTAACTCTCATAGCATCGCGTAAGTTCTTATCGAATTTCTTAAGGGTTTCTTCATCACACCATTTAAAATCCTTCATATTTTCCTCAAAACGTTCAGATGGAGTTTTGATTCCAAGAATATCTTTACGAATTTTGTTCCACCATTTACGACCGCTTCCTTTAGGTGTTAATGCACCCTCAATACCATCATCGAAGATATTAATATAGTCTACGTGGAATTCTACAGTTTCTTCCTTCTCAGGTTCACCCCAATCGTCATTACTAGATAAATATGGACGATTTTCTGCGTATAAAGTGACTTCAAATACATCACGGTTTAATTCAGATAGAAATAAGTCGTGGAGCAGTTTCCAGCTATGATATTTTTGGATTCCAATTACTTGTCTTTCAAGTTCTTCTTTATTGAATGCATAAATATGGTTTAACTCACCGTCATCCTCAAGTTCAAACATATCTAATGTTCTCTCTTTTTTATTTGGAAAGATAACTTTAGTGTCGTAGCCAAGATTGTTTACTACCGCAATACCACCGTCTCGTTCATACACACATGCCACTTCTGGCGCAATAGGGTACCACTTATTACCTGAGACATTAATGAACAGGATACCATCGTAAACGGTAGTGTTAAGCATTCTGTAAGCTTCAGGTATTGAAAAGATATCGTCACCAGGGAACCCTAATTTAGTTTTAGTTACGGCATTCAGCATCATAGCGATGTCTTTAGCTTGTATACATACATCATTTTTGTCGTTGTAGTGTTTAGAATATGTTCGTTCAATCATTCGGTCGTATGAGATTTTACCCTCTTTTTTATAATTCTTATATACACTTACAACACGGTTGTCAAGAATACGCACTGAGAATTTATCTCTACCTCGTTTAAGACCTAAGTCGGTATTCTCGCATGCAAGGAACCAATCCTCAACATCGTCAAATATCATCACCCATTGTTGTCCGTTCATACAAGCGTATAGGTCTCCACAAATAAGGCGTAAGTTGTCTCGGTCCCATTTCTTTTCTTCAAATAAGTTTTTCATAGTAATCCTAACTCCTTTGCTCTTTCCATTGTAACAAATACTTGATTGTCTAATTCTTCTAAATACGCGATATCGCTTTCTATAAATTCACGACGAAATTCTTTATCCATAGTTTCGTCGTTTTCGATAACTTGTTTAGCCGTGAGTCTATTCTCTTCCAATATGATATTGTTTGAGTCAACAACAATCCGTCTAAATACATAACAAGAACCGAACTCAATTGTTATGATGTGTTTATTAGCAAATATACTACTTTGTACAGTAGCTACGAACATGCTCTCTACATACATAGTATTTGTCACACCACAAGCGATTAGATACCATTTACCATCAAGTTTAATGAATAACTTACGTCTAACTACACGTACTTGTTCTACGGTTACCATTAGATTTTTCCTCCAGTATCTTTAAGCCATTCTTCATGTGTCAAGTTTACAAATGCGATACCCGCATGAATATCTAGTGATTGCTCTTCCGCCCAAGTGCTGCGTCGGATAATATCACTAGCATCGAAACGGGATTGTGTGGTTACGTTTCTTGCCACGTCTTTAACATCTCGGTGACAAATAACGCCAGCGTCCATTGCGTACCCATTATATACCATCCAATGTGTTCTAAGGTTATCTGTACCTGAGACAATATCCCCAACGTCAATAACCCAGTATCCATCACGGGTTTCAATTTTCTTCACCATACCCGTTAACAGATACCATGTATCACGAATATACACATACGCCTTATCATCTACTTGTCTAACATATTTAATTGTATCCATTATTTAGCCTCCTTAAGTCCTCTTAAATGTTTTGTAAAATCACTGTGGTTTGTAGGTAATAACTCAATCACAACAACTGGTTTGCCATCTGTATTGGTTGTGACAGTGAAGTATTTTGCCTGTCTGCGCTCTCCTTCAAACCAAACGTTAAAGTCTGCGTTATCAATACCGTTTGTTACTTCTAAAAGTCTGACATCGGTATTACTGTCAAACTCGATAGACACCTGGTCATTCCCAGAGTCTAACGTCTGACTTAGACGGTAATCGTATTTGTCTAAGCCGAATGGGTATTCACTCATGTTTTCACCTCCTCAGAAAAATAAGAAAGGTTCGATTTTATTCAAATCTAGAAACCACGAGGGTCTCTCCTTTCATTATAGGGTATGTTTTTGTTGCGAATTAAATCTTTTACGTAATTTAGAAGACGAATGAATCCATTCACCCTCAATAAGTTCTTGATACTCATCAATCAGAATACCGTTTGTTGTTACTCGATATTTGAACTTTACTGGCGTATCTCCGTAATTACTATTTACTGTAAAGCTGTATTTATTAATCGCCTCAAGCTCAAACGCAAAGAACTCAAACGGACAGCTAAAAAGTTTATAGCCATTCCATGAAATAACGAAGCGGTCGCCCTCATGTGAATACTCTAACGGAATTCGTTTTGCTCTCCAAAAACACATATATTTGCCTCCTTAACACAACACTCTTGCGCTTAGTTGCATCCAGCTGGTGTCGAATATCTCTCTTTGAAATGGGACTTTCATCATCGTCTCCACAAGTACATGCCCATTACTAATAGAATATACATCACGCATCTCCATGTTATTATGAGGTGACGCGTAATCAATATAAAATGATTTATCATCTTCCATAGTAATAACACCTTCATGTGTTAACGGACAGCTGAATACCACTTCTCTACCAAATAAGATTTGGATTTCTTTATCTGTGGTTTTCTTCTTGAATTTCATAGGAACGCACCTAATGCAATAATGATTAATATGATAAGCGCTAGGTACATACATCCAAGCATATCAAATATAACGCTGATGAACCATAGTACGCTCATCACCATAAGTAATATTAACATAATTAAGAACGAAAACATTTAATCAACTCCTTACAAGTAATTTTGAATGCCATACCGAACATGATTAAAGCCATGAAAGCTGCAATCGTATCGATGATAGCAAATAATACACCCCACCAAGGCATGAACGCCCAGATGATTGTATCATGCTTAAGTGTCTCAATAAGCAATGCTAAACGGTTTAGTGGATATGCAAACATCATAAAGGTATATAATAGTAACATTAATACACGTGAAATAATTTTATTTGTTTTACTCGTATTCATGGTCAAATTCTCCTCTTTCTTCCATAATCTCTAACTCAGGTTTCCATACTAAATAATTAAGTGTTTTAAGCCACGCTGTAGCAAATACAAGCTGTCCTAAGAAGAACACGAACCCATTAGTTTCATGGATTGCATAGCTGATTGCTACTGTGTAAAACTCAATTACTAAAAACTCTAATGCTAATATTGACGCTACAAACGTGTAGAACGCCCATTTTTCTTTAATCTTCTCTTTCATTGTTTTCTCCTCCTTGTTTTGGCTCCTGCCCTGAAAAGACCCGGTAAAGGCCTATTATAGGTAACCTACGTTACCGAAAGTCCCATCTGCTGATTCTGTATATTGTGCTGTTGAGAAGTCAGCATCTAATGAAACAAACATAAATGCTAAAGGTGTGTTAGCTGCATCGTAGAAGATGAAGAACCCAACTTTGTTAGGTGTTAATTCTTTAACTTCTGTTTTAGCAATAGCCTCTTGACGTCCTGACCACCAGAATGTGTAGGCGTCACGTGCATCCAAATCAAATTGGAAGAATTCGTCAGGGTTTGTGAATTTTACGGTGGTACCAGTATATGATACTTCACGGATTGTTTTACCGTTAAAGATATTACCGATAAATCCATTTTGAAAAGGTCGTTGAATATATGTTGATAATTTTTTGATTTCTGACATGTTATAGTCTCCTTTATACTTAGTTTTACCGGGTCCTCTCAAGGCAGGATATAGTTTTATTTTGCTTTTATACCGACACGTTTGTCGCTAGTGATTGACCATACACCATTGTGTAAAGTCTCTTCGCATTGTTTTACGTACCCCAAGTCGTTAATGTAGTACACAACACGATTTTTAACGACCCCCTCCGCATCAGGAAAGTCGAAGCTAAAACAGCGATTTGACTCCATGTGGAATAGGTGTGTGTTTTTGTTGTTGAAACGAAATATTTTTTGGTTATTATATCTGATTTTTGTCCATTCTCCGTCTATGATTACGTCGAATCCAGGATATAGACTAATTGGGTTGTACATTATAATCCTCCAGTAGCAATAGATTTAAATGAGCGGGTAACACGAATTCTATCGTATTCTTCACCGTTCACTTTTTGTTCGTGGTAAATACGTACTGAGCGCCAGAATACAGTAATAGCGTCAGTCGTCTCTACCCCATCTTTATTTGATAAGCATACGAAGCCTGTTGGTTTCTTTTTCTTAATATCGTTATAAGGCGCATATACTCCAATTTCTGTCTTTGTGTCTTTGTAGTTGAAATATACAGTTGTGTATCCATCTTGTTCTTCATAAGTTAAATATCCAGCTCTCATTCTTAACACTCCTTTTCTAAACAAAAAGAAGAAGCCGAAGCTTCCTCCTAAAATAGATTTTTAAATACGTTTCCAAATACTTTGCTGCCGATTACGTGTCGTTCTTCCCATAATAGGACAGTAACTGTACCTGCTAAACCTGCGACTACTTTCAATACATCGTTAGGGTTTAATTTCTTTTTCTCACCCTTAATCGAATTTAACTGTTTAAGTATGTCGTTAGATTTCTCTAAGTCTCCAGCTTCCACTGCCTCCTTATATTGAAGTTCTAACATTTCGACTGCTTGGTTCATATTTTTCTTTCCAAACATATCATCATCTCCTTTCATTATAACACATGTATTACCTGCGAAAAAAAAGAAGAAGCCTAAGCTTCTCCATCTTCCATAGTGATATCTAAAATGCTGTCTGTTAAATAACGTGTACTAAAACCTGCTGCAAATAAACTTGCTACAAGTGCTGTTGTACTAATCGCTACCTTCAACCATTTATTCATAATATCATCTCCTTTCATATTAACCTATGTAAATCTTGCGAATAAAAAAGAAGAAGCCTAAGCTTCCTCAGATTTTGGTTGTGTTTTATCGCTTACTTCAACTGTAATTCCTAAAACATCTTGTAATCCTTTGACGATTGCTTTCACTCCAAATGCGAGTGCTTTACAACTCCCCCAAACGATTAAGATTCCAAATACAATTGTTGTTACCATAAATATCATCTCCTTTCAATATAGGACATGTAAAATTTACGAATAAAAAGAAGAAGCCTAAGCTTCTCCACGGATTGAACTAATAATGTGTGCAAATCCATCAGTTACCAATCTTACTGCCTCCAGTACCCATTTTCCAATACCGTACCACATCAGTAAAAATGCGCCTAAATAAATTAACTCCATTTAATCACTCCTTTCATTATAAGACGTGTATTTCTTGCGGATAAAAAAGAAGAGAGCTATTTGCTCCCTCCGATTCTGACATTTTTTCTTTTCTTTGTTACTTGTTTATCCCATTCTTTGTCTTTTACACCTTTAATAAATTTAGGCACTAATTTAAATAATTTTGCCGTACATTTAATAATAGTAAAAATACAAATCATAATTGATGCAAATAACATAATCATAAATATCATCTCCTTTTCATAATAGCGTATGTATAAAATTCGACAAAAAAAAGAAGAGGAGGATTAATCCTCCAAATCTTCTTCTTCGTCACCAACAGTAACTAAATCATTAACGTCATCATTTAAGTCAACATCAACGTCTTCTTCTAAAGCGTCGTCAATAAATTCTTCTTCAGTGGCTCCTGTAAACATAATTTTTGCTGCGATAACTGTTCCTGTGGCTACGCCTACTCCAAATGGGATAGCATTACGTTTGACAAATTTAATTGCTTTGTCAGTACCTTCTTTTGCTTGTGTCCCTTTTTTAGCGAACCAGTTACGAACTTTAGTTTTCGTATCTTGAATGTCTACTTTAACCTCCGTTGTTTCCTCTACTACAACCTCTGCTTTTTTAACATCTTTCTTTGACATTTGAAACGTCCTCCTTTAAATTTATTTTTGTTTTGGTGTTTCATACTAGCGTATGTAAAATTTACGAATAAAAAAGAAGAAGCCTAAGCTTCCTCCATTAATAAGCAAATTAGCATAATCAATATACGTTCGTTATAAGTGAAAACTGAATCAGGAACATTTTTTCTTCTAAATACGTTGTTTATAGCTTTTTCGAATTTATTCTTTAAGTCAATTGTTTTTTCAATATCTTTTTCAAATAACTCAAGTGTAATTTCTTTAAAGTCATCTCTAACCTCCATATCCAAAAGTTCTACATCTAATTCTAAGTTTTCAAGTACGTCTATTAATTTCATACTATCATCTCCTTAATTTTATTTTGTTTCATTATAACCTATGTATTTCTTTCGACAAAAATAGAGAGCTGTGTGCTCCCTACTTAATTCTCATGATTCCTTTAACATGAACATCTAAATCTTTAATTGCATTTTTAGCTCCTTTAAAATGTTTAGCCCATTTCTTGATTCTTTGAATAGCGGCATAAGTAATCATCATACCTCCTAAAATAATCATTCCAATAACTAACCATACTAAGTTTGCTAATAATCCTACGATTTGTTCCATAATAAATCATCTCCTTTCATAATAGCGTATGTAATTAATGCGAATAAAAAAAGAAGAAGTAGAAACTTCTCCTTAGATTACGTTAAAGTATCTCAATAAAACCGCAACTAATATTGTTCCCGTCACAACTAACAATGAAATTACTCCATTAATTTGTGCATCTAAATTAGTTTTTAGTTCTTGATTTTCTAACTCTAATCTACGAATTTCTGCTTCTAATTCTTCATTTTTTCTATCCAATTTAATATTTTCTTCTTCTAAATGTTTAACAAATTCCATCATTTGTAACATCTCCTTTAATTTTATTGGTTTTCATACTATCCCATGTAAATTTTGCGAATTGAAAATAAAGGAACCCATGTATAGTACACGGGCTCCAAATTACTACTCAGCTTTCTCTTCTTTATCTGGGTTATGCTCCAGAATACGAATCTGACGTTCTAGTGTAGCAATAGTATACTCAAGTTCAGCAATATGAACTCTACTAGATGCTACTTCTGTCGTTAGCTTTTCGATTACATATAGATATTTCTCTTTATCTTCCATATTAACCTCTTATTCCGTCCTCAATATTACCTTGGTCTTCTGCTTTTGTAAGTTGCACATAGTAATGGTGGTTAGTATTAGAACCATCGTCGACATGTAGATACACACCGGATTTCCATGATACAAGACCCATCCAGCGTATACCGTATACGGGTGGATATCCGCCTTTACCCTCAACTGCCGCGTCCCACGAGGAGTTAGTCATGACAGGAACGTATTTCATTCGACTAGGTCGTCCATATAACCATGTCGGGCCAAGGATACGTCCTGACACTTCTAAAGCTAAGTCCGTGTTGTTACCATTACCTTTTTGGATTTGTAGCCGATTGTTCCGTATATACAACCACGCATCATTACCGATTCGTATAGATTGTTTAGCACTAATACGGTCGGCGATTAAGTCCTGGGTTACAATCTTACCGATGGCAGCCTCTAGCCCAGTAATCTTATACGCATCAAGACCTTGAATTTTAGCATTCGTGATAGTTGCGTCTGCGATTTGAGCAGTACCAATAGAACCGTTCTTAATCACCGCACCGTCTAGGAATGCTTTACCTGACACTTGTACGTCGCCGTCTAATAAGATGTTCTCACCTTTGATACGTACACCAGACTTATTTAAGTTAATCTGTGACACAAGGTCTCCTGCACCGTTTAAATGTGAGATAGCCCATGAGTCAGACATTTTCTTCTCAATTAAACGACTTAATGGCTTATTAACTCCATCGACGTCGGCTTTGATAATATCCTCTTTTGTCCAGTCACCCTCCATAAGTACCCAATTCCACAACTTGTAATCCGCACTTGCTATTGGGAATTTAAGCTCTATGTCTGGTGTAGCGATATAATCGTTCTGACCAACAGTGAATTTGTACAATTGCCCAATACCTGGCGTGATAGATTTCGTCCTATTAAATTGAACGGTTGGTGTTGCATCCGTGTGCTCAACTCTTTTAACTCTAACGTTTTTAAAAGTTATTTTATTGTAAATAGGCTGCGTGAACCAAAGTCTAATGTGGCCTATTCTACCGTCCATGTCCTGGTCAACATTAATGTTATACCTATGATAGTAATATTTACTATCACTCAGCAATCCTCGGTCAGAGAAACTATGAGCACCATTTTTAATGTCTTTTGTAGAAGAATCCAAATAATCTATACTAAGACGTCCAAATGTACCTTTGGTATCAAATACTAGCTCATATTGACCACGTTTTAACGGTTTATTAAGTTTCAAATAGATTCCATAATAACCGGTATTTATATTAGGATTTGACATATCGCTTTCACTAAATGTAATACTATACTCATTATAAGTATTCCCATAACTAAAATCTGACTTAGGATATATTCTAATCATACTGGATGTAACTTTAACACTATCTTTAGTATTAGGTAATAAGTTTTTTCTATCAAATCTAGGTGTTTTTGTTAGATTATATAGTAGAGTATATGTTTTACCAATTTCTAAATGTTTGTTTAATTTAATTTTACATCCAGCAGAACGTTCGTCAATTATATTCCAAGGACTGCCATCATATCCAAGGTCTTCGTCTTCAGAACGTACGGACATTTCAATAGCCTTGTAACTAGGATTATCCGAAGCTCTAAATGGTGTGATAACATCCACACTCTGCTCAGTAGTATTTATGACATTCAGCTTATCTTCAAAATATTTGAATGCTGTTGGGTCATATATTAAATTTTTAGATTCGCCAATCATCATGTTATTAACGATATCTGTCACAATACCCGTATCTGTTTGTAAGGTTGATACAAGATTTGTTTTAAACCCATCGCTGGTAATCACTTTAGTGGAAAGTTGACCAAGTTCATTTTTGACTTCACTAATCGTTACTTTAGAGTCACTATCGACTTTAGCAATACGTGACTCTAGCCTTTGCTCCTCTATAGCACTCTGTCTACGAACAGTGGCAATAATGTCCGTTAAATGCTCTTCCGTTTGAGTTAAATCATTGTTAACATCCGCACGTAACTTATTTTGAGCGTCCTTAACCGCATTGTTAACAGCCTCAGTAATCTTCTCTTTGTCCAGAGGTTTAGCCTCAGGTACCCAAGCTTGACCGTCCCATACGTATAATTGAGTCTTATCGCTGTTCTCTTGATGCCATACAATATCCCCAACTTTATGGTCGTTTCCTTCTGGCAGTTCTGAAGTATAGTATACTTTGTTAACCCCATTAGCGGCAGTAGTCACATATTCACGTAAATTAGACTCAATTTGTCTAGTATAGTCCTTCAAGTCCTCAAGTTTCTTTGTAGTAGTATCGGCAGTAATCTTCTCATAAAGACTGTTATGCGTACTACCCGCGGATAATTCAACAGTAGTTTCAGACAATACATCAAATCTAATCTTAGTGATTTTCATCGGCATATCGATATATAGACTTGGTACATAAAACGTAGCTGTGTCACATACACTAAATTGTTCTAAAGCAGCAAGTTCAGCTTTTGTATAATACCCGGTATCGGATAGTTGTTTAATGTTAACGTCAACTGATGTATTGGGTTTATCGATATTGTCATGATTAGAGAACCAATGTTTTACCTTACGGTGGTTCATCAGTTGCTCTTTTGTCTTTATATCCTCTTGTGTTCCGTCTTTCTTGTCAATCTTTTCTTGAGAGAAATCAACAGCTTGGAAGAACACAATAGGGTAGTCACTAACGTGTTTAGACATTACAACGTCACCTTCAACAAGGTGTTCGACTTGCTTGTCATCTACGTATTTACACCATGGTAAAATAGCAGTTACTAGACCTTTAGCACTAATATTGTATTTGAAACCCTCCAAGTTCTTAGCAGGACGAACCACGTTACCACGGTTAAACCCACGTTTACCAAGGATATCAATACCCGTATTTTTACGTCTAACTTCCCCACCGAAACGGTGAACAAATGACCACTCAGTACCAACAAGACATTCTAATGGATTCTTGTATTTATACTGAGAAATATCAACTTCGGTGTCCTTAGCAGGAATATCCGATTTGAGCGTGAACCCGTATGGTAACTTGTTAATCATTTTCTCCTGCATTAAGTCTAATACAGCTTGTGGGTCACGTTGAACTGACGTTACATCACCGACCATACAGCTACCGAAGTCATTAGTACGACTGTACGCATTAATAGTTATAGTACCACTGACCACGTCTTTATTTAAATCGTAAATACGGAATAAATGTTCCTCATCTACGTTATTGGGTTTAGCTAAAATTAATTGGTGAAACTCAAACGTATTTGCTAATGGACCATTCGCCGGATATGTTAACTCCAACTCAAGTGGACCATTACGTTCTTCAGTAACCTCACATTTAAGAGCGTGCGTAATAAGACCTAGACCGTTATTTTGAAAATCACCAGGCCAGTTTTTACACGTCTTATCATATAAGATAGGTATCATACTAAAATCCTCCAGTTCGGTGTAACCGATAGTTCAGATATATTTCCTGAAGTTGTTATACGGTATGACCCAGGAATCCTCATGAACTCACGAGTTTTCATTTTTAGGTTGGCGTTTATTTCTACAGAAGTAGTATACCGACTTTCATAAGTTAATCCGTACACGAATTTCATATCATTATCTATAACAATTGGAGTGTCGTTTGTTAAGTTAACTAAATTATATCTTTGTGCAATATCTCCGTATGTTGCAGAGATATAAACCTCTCCCGAACCGGTAACTTTAAACGTTGGGAAACTTGTAAAGAACTGTCCAGGAGCTTCAACATTTTCTATCAGTTTCTCATAGTCACTAATTAATACTATAGCATTAGTTTTCTTTGTTTTGTATGGAGCTACGGATAACTTAACTTCAGTTGTCTGTACTCCGTCGTAGAAATACTTATTCGCATAAGAATAGTTTTCAACTAAAGCACAACGGTAAATTACGCCCGGGTCGAAATAGAATTCAATATCGACGTAACCACCAGTAGATAATGCGTAAAACAGTTTTCTACGATATAGAGCTCTCTCCTCCTCATGAGCTAAAATAGCTAAATTAAGAGTAATCTCTGTATTCTCATACGCATGCTCATCTTGATAAACAGCCCCGTTGAAAGCGTAAGGCGAAACTGCATTCATCTTACGCTTTGGAGCCATAATATCAGGACGGTCTTGTATGATAGTTTTAAATTCTTTAAAGGCGGAAATTCCGTTTATAAAAAATTCCCCCGGGAATAAATCTACCATCCTCTATACAATCCTTTCGACATTTGTTGTGATTCAGCATGATTTTTTAGGATACGGTCAACTTCGAATGCGATTTCTCGAACCGTAGTCTCGTTGGCGTTTCCGTTCACTGTCACGTTGACCACGTTACTAATGGAATTGCCTCCATTTTGAGTTTTCGGACCACCAGTTACAGGGTCGACACTCAACAAGGCATTATAGTTTTGTGGACTCCATTTATCCACATTTGACAAGTCCATAACAGGACGAATCTTTGGTTCATATACAGGTTGCTCATCAAGCCCTTGCGCCATATCAACAGCATCAAGAATAGCTTGACCGAATTGCTCACCTGTATTCTTAGCTTCATCAATCCAGCTAGCTAAACCGATAACAGCACCCTCACCATAGTAAGAACCGATTTTCTTCATCGCTCTAGAAGGTGAACGTACGATACCGACCCAACGTAGAGCGCTCATTGCAGCATTACCGATTGACGCAGCAGCATCCGCAGCGGCTCTAGCCCAGCTACTTACGCCACTTACGAACCCTTGACCGAAGTAAGAACCCACTCCATGTGAGCCCTCTGATGAAGACTCTAAGTTAGATTTAGCTCCGCCACCTAAACGACTACCTGCATCTTGAGCTCCACTTTCGTGAGCTCCTACAGCAGATACGAAACCACTACCCGCTTTGTCACCAGGAGATTTCGCATCAATACTGTTTAAGGTACTTTCGGTATTAGACTTAATTTTGTCAAATACACCCTTGATACCCCCAATATGTCCTGCAGCAGCGCCTTCAAAGTTACCTGAAGTGGCATCCCCTTTAGTGCTAGCTTCTGCGGTCATAGCATTAGATTGTGCACTGAATGTTGTAGCAGCTTCAGTGAACCATGTGTTAGGGTCATTACTTAGAACCCCTGTACTCCAGTTAACTGACACACCTTGACCAGCAGTGAACGCGTTACTTACTGCAGCTTGCACACCATCAGCGCCCCAAGACAACCCTTCAGCAATCTTGTTAGCGACAGCGTTACCGTCAGCTCCGTCAGCCGCAGCTTGAGTAGTTTGAGCACCTAATTCTGTAGCTTGAGTAGCCAATCCACTAGTGTCAGCGTTTGGGAAGCTCTTTGTAATTTGGTCAATGTACTCTTGTGGAAGTTCTTGACCTTGTGCAGCAAACTGCTCCTTCAATTGGTTAATCATAGTAGACGAATCAATCGGAGCACCCGTATTCATCTTATCTTGGATAAGTTTCTTAACGTCCATACCGGCTAGGTTTTCAGGAAGTTTAAGTCCGTCAACCACACCCTGACCAAGTTCTTTACCCTTCTCTTGACCAAGTCCTTTAAGGTCTTGTTTCTTCATTTGAGCAGAGAATAGGGTCATCATACGGATGGCTTCTTCTTCAGTCAACGTACCACTTTCTTTAAGTCCTCTAACGAACTCGTAAGCAGCGTTCATACCTTCTTGATATGTACCGCCTTTCTTAGCGATACCGTCGAACATAAGTGCCACTTGTCGTTGAATTGTTCCTTTATGTTTTTCAGGAGCGAAACCTGCCATTAACTCAGCCATCTTAGTGGCACCGATAGTGTTCATCGGCATATCGTTGATTAGTTTAAGGTCTTCAGCAACCACACTAGCAGGGCTATTATTATGGAATGCTGCGTGGAACCCACCAACGATATTGTTAGCCATAGATGTAAAGCCTTGTTCGACACTCTTAGCGCCGTTCTCAATAGCTTCCATCGTTCCTTTAAGCATGTCACCAACGATTGGTAACCCGCCTAATACATGTTTCAAGAACCCGATAAGTCCTTCGTTGATTAATCGCATGATACCGGCAATCATACTACCAAATGCACTGATTACACCTTTAAGCATGTTCTCAGCACCAAGTTTAATAGTAGGACCTTGACTTTCGAAGGCTGATGCCAACCATTGTCCTAATCCACTGAACGCTCCAATAAAGAACGAAGGTAGTGCAGTTATAGCTGCGATGAAGACTTTACCTAAGAACGTAGCAAGTTTAGCTGCTAACGTTGGTGCGGCATTACCTAGGTTATCGAATAGACGACCCAGTCCTTCCGCAATTCTAGGTGTTTGGTCGGCAAGACTGTTAATACCGTCAGCGACACTTTGGCCCATTTGTGGGAATATTTGAATAAGTCCTTTAATAGCATTAAGTAATAGTGCTACAGAACCTACAATCAATGCAACACCGGCACCGAATAGGAATGCACCTCCACCTACAGCTGCAACTACTACTGATATAGCACCCGCTAATACAGTTAAACCTGCGGCTACTTGTGGAATGGCACCAACAACACCTGCGACTATTAACACTCCGGCCATAACCGCCGCAATAGCAACACCCGCACGGATTAAACCGTCTGCTGGAATATTGGCTAACGTAGCAAGTGCTAACGATAGAACTGCTATCGAACCAGCCATTAGAATGATACCTTTAAGTTTAGCAATACCTGTTATCGGCATACCAGCGATGATACGCATAGCAACAGATAAGGCTAACATTACACCACCTAACGCTAAAGCAGACGCTAGAACGTTTTGTGGGTTAAGTAGTGATAATAACCCAAGTGGGATAGATATCAACGTCATAATAGCTGTGACGCCTAGTAGCTTAAGCATACTTGCTGAAGGGTCTGGTAAGTTAGCAATAACCACCATAGCACCGGTCAGAGTAGCCATAAGTATAATTAGGGTCTTCGTTGCACCCCATACTTTAGATGCGTCTAACACACTTAATAAGGCCACCGGAAGTACCATCATGTTTACAGCTACAGCAAGCATACCTAACATAGCTACGGATGACCATGACATACCTGATTTACTTACGTGGTTGATAATAGCAGTAAGTCCTGCAAACGCAACCATTAATAAGACAGTTGTCGAAGCGCCTTGCTTAAGTACATCCTCCGGCATATTACCTAATACGCCAATTGGAATAACCATTAAACTTACCGCAACACCTAACATTAGGAATGACGCTGCAGCATGTTTAAGGCTACCGCCTAGTTTCGCAGGTAATTGGATAGCAACCAATAATAAACCGATTGTTAGTATTAGGTTTCGAACAGTGGTTACACCTTGTTCTAGTTTACTAGTGTCCATTTCACCTAGGATTTTAATCGGTATCATCAGTAAGTTAACTGCAATACCTAAACCTACAGAACCTCTAATACCACCTTCTACATCAAATAACTTAGCGGCAGTAACAACAGCGCCAAGCGCCATGATAATCACAAGAACTGAACCTGTAGCTTTTAGCAGTTGTCCATCACTTAGTTTACCAAGCTCAGACATAGTCTTACCAATATTACGCATGGTCCAACCAAAAGTTAATACGAACGCACTTAATTGTAAGATTTGTTTACCTGATACATCTTTTAACGTACCATCCATAGTCTTAAGCATCTTACTGAATGCTAAGAATACACCTACCATGATTGTGGCAGCGACTAATGCTCTGTCGGCAGGAATCGTAGATAGTACCCACAACGCACCAGATAAGACACCAATACCGATTGCGAATTGGACAAATGCAGCACCTTTCAAGTTAAATGCCATCGCTTTACCAACTTCTTTAAAGGCATTACCTAAGTCAGTAAACGGTTTACGGATAGCTTGTGAGATTAACGAGATTTCTTCAATCGTTGCATTAATCTTCTTGGCAGACTTATACATCTTGAACGCCCATGCTGAGATAAGAGCAGCAACAGCTAAGTTGAACGCCCTACCAATAGTTGTAGAGTTCATACTACCTTCTATAGCTTTAAGACCTTCACCTAGTTTAGCGGCGCCTTTCTTAAGCGACTCACCTAGACGTTCTAAGACATTTGTTTTACCAGTTGCTTTACCAAACCCTTCGAACATCTTACCAAACACACCTGCAATCCAAGTGATTTGTTCCCACGCTCCTCCACCGAGTCCACTAATCCAACCCCAGAAGTCACTAATAGCTTTACCAATAGTGTTTAGTAGGTTATCAAAGTTTTCTGCAGTAAGGTTCGTATTGAGCATTTGCCCTAATGAATCCATAAGTGGTTTTAGGAATTCTCCCACTTTACCGAAATATGGTTTCAAGAATTCAAAGAAACCTTTGGCCCAATCAATTACTTTATCGAACCATTCTTTGAATTTAATCCAACCTGTCGCAGCTAACTCACCAATACGTTCAAAGAACCAAGCGTACTTGTAAACGAATTCTGTAAGTTTACCGGCTAACCAAGTTAGGATATTGTTTAATAGTGTACCAATACGTTTAAATATAGATATACTATTTTCAGCTTTAGAAGCTTGTCCATGGATTTTATTAAACCCAGTGGCGATTGCTGTAATAAACTTCCCGATAGCACCACCTACAGCAAGTAAGATGTTACCAATACCCTTGAATGGTATCATGTCTAGGAAAGCTTTAGCAATGAATTTAACTCCATTTTGAACAGTCTGAACGACTCTGAAGAACCCACGAAGAGCATCTTGAAGTCGTGTAATGTTTCTTAATGAAAGATGTAACCCTTCTGACCATTTCAAGAAACTTGTAGAGAAACTCTTCAAGTCTTCGGCAGTTTTCTTAGGGAAGAACTCACGGAATACCTTAGATACGACTCCAGCGACTTGTCCAATGTATTTTAACACATTAGCGAAACCCTCAAGCATATCTTTACGACCGCCTAGTTTATTCAACCAGCCGTCTAATAGTACGTTACGGCCTTCGTTCATCTTAGAGATAAAGCCACCGACAGCATTACTAATATTAGTGAATAATTCCGTAGCTTGGTCAAAGTCACCAAGAATGATACGCCAAGTAGACGTCCATGTAGAACCAATCGACTCTTGTAAGGTATCAATCATTTTACTAAATGTACGAACCTTAGTTGCCGCCTCTAGCATTTTTGGGTCTTCCGCAAACTCTTGCATTGCAGATAAGAAGTTGTCAGCTTTTAACCAACCAGATGTCTTCTTATCCCCAAGTGACCCACGGAAGTTAGAAAGTACGTCATCACGTTTCGACGCATCTAAATCCCCACGTCTAATCGCATTCTCCACAAGTTTCTTTTTCAATGCTGCGGACTCCAAGTTGGCATTCTGAACTGACATCCAGTCAACCGCTTGGAACTTACCAGCTGATAAGGCTTGTGAGATTTGCGTATAGGCGTTCTTCATAATTTGTGGGTCAGCGCCGACCGATGCAGCATAGTTAGAAAGACCTTTGATAGCCTTAATAGATGTCTGCATGTCATTACCAGCAGCTGTGAAACGTCCGATAGCGTAAGTCATGTCTGAGAATTTATATACCGTGTCATCGGCATACTTATTCAATTCGTCAAGAGCCGCGTTTACCGATTGAGTTGTTTCCCCAGGAGCGTTCGCTAAGATAGTTTGAATAGAGTCCATGTTCATTTCGTACTCATGGAAACCATCTCTAGCCCCTTTAAATGTTAAGGCATCTCCTATTTTTAATCCGGTTTGGACCGCCTGTCCAGCTAAGTTAGATAGTTGAATGCCGACACCCATAATAAACCCGTTAATGAGTTGCGTGCTACGGCTAGCTGAAGCTTGCATTGTATCAAACCCGTTAGTAATGTTATCAAACTTTACATTCCTAGCGGCGTCGTGGATATTCTTAAGACCTTTAACCGAACCAGAAGTATCCATAGAAGATAACTTCTTACCATCAGCGTCAATCTTCTTGAAGAAGCTTAAGAGCCCCTTCGCCTTGGAGTCAAAATCACTTTTGTCCATTGTAACCTTATAGTTACGTTCTGTACTAGACATCTATAAAAACAACTCCTTTGTAATGTCAAACCAGAGCATGTTCATGACACCCTCCAGTGACTGATAAATAAATGGGTACGGCGGAACATATCCACCAGTACGTGTACCGTGACCCCTGTCAATAAGCGTAGCAATATTTAAAGGAGACTCCGGGTGTGCATCGTTACAGAACTCTAGTTCCCAGACACCTTCACTAGATTGCGTTAGACGGTAGAACCAACCATTGGCGGTTTGACCTGAACGCTTTGGTGTATTCTTCTTAAGACTGTCTACACCCCGTTGACCATATCGCTTCATCTTACCTTTAGAGTCACTATTTATTGCTCTAATGAGCACTGGGTCATCAGCCCAGCTTTGTGATTGGTAAATACCAGTCTTCACTTTATCACCCTTTCGTGCCTAAAGCTTTACGTCTAGCAGCGTTTAATGCGGCATTTTGAGCTAACACCTCTTTAGGGTTCATCTTCTTGCCTCCGCCTTGACGAATAGCCATAACTTGTACCAAGGTGAGAAATCTAGAGAGATGCCAATGCTCACAAGTCACATCGATACCCAATTCAAACATCGATGCATAGAGCTCTTCTGTTGTAATGATTTTCTGAGTGGGTGTCTCTGTTCCACGCTGAATTGTTGTAGCGGTCTGTTCAGAATTCATGTATTGTAGTATTTCTTGCAAATGCTCGGCTGTCAGCTTGTTAATGTCTATGGGCTGTCTGTATCCCATGATTAAGATATAACCCATAAGTTCTTCGTCAGTAATGTCATTATGCGGATTTAGGAACGGTTTCTTATATTGTGCTTCCCATAGGGCAACTGTATATAAGGAATGTTCAAACTCATATACTTCTTCCGCATCCGACATGACGAAGACTTCATTCTGTTCATCCCAATACTCAGTGGTACCGATGTCAATTCTGAGCATTAAACAATCTCTCCTTTCTAAAAAA